ATTTGCAGATGCACGTTGGTCAGCAACAGGTGATGTAGATCCAATTACAGCCGACTTGCCAACAACAGCTAGCTTGTTAACAAGTGATTATTTAGATCCAGATGCTCCAGAATACCAATTATACGCTCGTGGTACATTGTTGTTTAACACACGCCGTTCAGGTTACAATGTTAAACAATTTAACCCTGACTACTTCACAACAGCTCAATTAGCTGTTACTGGTGGTACAGTACAAAATGCTTGGGTAACACACAGTGGTGATGATCCAACCACAGGCGTTCCATACTTTGGCTACAAAGCACAACGTTCAGTAGTTGTAAAAGCATTGAAATCAGCTATTGCTTCAAGCACAACACTACGTGAAGAACAAACAGCATTTAACTTAATTTGTGCTCCTGGTTACACAGAATTAATTGGCGACATGATCACTCTAAATAATGATCGTTTAGATACAGCGTTCATTATCGGTGATAGCCCAATTGACTTACCGGCAGACAGCACAACATTAAACAACTGGTCAGACAACGAAGCTCTTGCAGCAGACAATGGTGAAACTGGTTTAGTAAGCCATAGTGAATACTTAGGTGTTTACTATCCAAGCGGTTTAGCTACTAACTTAGATGGTAACAGTGTAGTTGTTCCACCAAGCCATATGATGCTACGTACATTGATCCGTAGTGACGCTGTAAGTTATCCATGGTTTGCACCAGCTGGTGTACGTCGTGGTTTAATTGACAATGTAAGCTCAATTGGTTATGTTGATCGCACAAACAACAATGTATACACAAGTATTGGTGTAACAAACGGTCTACGTGATGTACTTTACGCAAACAATGTTAATCCATTAACAGTGTTACCGGGCGTAGGTTTAGTTGCATACGGTCAAAAAACACGTGCTTCGCAATCAAGTGCATTAGATCGTATTAACGTAGCTCGTTTAGTAGTTTACTTACGTACAGTACTTAACAAAGTTGCTCAACCGTTCATCTTTGAACCAAATGATACTATTACACGCAACCAAGTTCAAGCAGCATTTAACGCTGTGTTCAATGATTTAGTTGCTAAACGTGGTATCTATGACTACTTGGTAGTTTGTGATACAACAAACAACACTCCGGCACGTATTGATGCTAATGAGTTGTGGGTTGATATTGCTATACAACCAGTTAAAGCAATTGAGTTTATTTACATTCCAGTACGTTTACAAAACACTGGCGCAGCTTTAACAATTCAGTAATATACGTACATAATGGGAGAGGTGACTCTCCCATATTGTAAGTGAAAAAATAATAAATACTATAAAGAAGTATTAAAAGGAAGAAAAGATGGCAACATCATCATTAACAAATTTTACAGTGCCGTTATCAACAGACCAAAGTGCTAGTTCACAAGGTTTGTTAATGCCAAAATTAAAGTTCCGCTTCCGCGTTACTTTTCTAAACTTTGGCGTTACACAACCAACGACAGAACTAACAAAACAAGTTGTTGACTTTAAACGTCCAAGTGTGAGCTTTGACGCTATTGAAATACCTATTTACAATAGTCGTGTGTATCTAGCTGGTAAACCAACCTGGGCTGAAGTTACATGTAACTTGCGTGATGATGCAAGTGGTGAAGTTTCTAAACGTGTTGGCGAACAAATGCAGAAACAATTTGACTTTATGGAACAAGCATCAGCAAGTTCTGGTATTGACTACAAATTCCAAACATTACTTGAAATTCTTGATGGTGGTAATGGTGCTAATACACCTAACGTTCTTGAAACTTGGGAATTGTATGGATGCTACTTGTCAACAGCAGATTATGGCGATGTTAACTATGGTGAAAATACACCTATTCAAATTGCCTTAACAATCCGTTATGATAACGCATTACAAACACCTACAGGTTCAGGCATTGGTTCTTCAGTAACACGTACTTTAGGTACAGTAATCACTGGTTAATCCAGACGAAAAATACATTATAAAGGCCCAGTTAATTCTGGGCTTTTTTTTGACGATAAATAATGTATATAGGATACATTATGTCTAGCAACAATATTTTTGGTGAACTATTACAAAGCATAGCACCTAACCAAAGTGTTAGGGACTATCAACATGGCGCACGAACCTTTGTTGACAGCTTATATAGATTAAGCCCTAAGATAGGTAATCTGTATCATGTGTTTATTGATGTAAATCAAAGTATCGCAGGTACAGATACACTAAGTTTGATAGAAACTGGTCTAATGGCTAAGAGTGTTACACTACCTAAATTTACTATACAAAATAAAACCTATAATGCTTATAATCGTAAGATGGTACAACAAGAACGTGTTACCTACGATCCTGTTAATATTACCTTTCATGATGACAGTGCCGATGTAGTTAGATTGTTTTGGCAAAAATACTTTTCATATTACTACAGAGACAGCGATTATTTAGGTAACGAACAAACATATAATTACGATAGCAAATATAAAACTCGTCAACAGCAGATGTGGGGTTATAGTCCACAGGCTAATGATGGTAATCAATCCTACATCAATGCTATTAGAATTTATAGTCTACATCAAAAGCGTTTTAGTTCATACTACTTGATTAGACCAATGATCACCGCATTTGCTCATGGACAGCACGATGCAGGTGATTATTCACCGATGCAACATCAAATGACAGTCCAATTTGAATCTGTATTATACGAAACTGGCCCAGTAAGCAACGGCACAGTAATGGGCTTTGATGAAGTTCATTACGACAATACACCTAGTCCACTACGTAATGCTGGCGCCGCGATTGGATCTATAGAAGGTGTTATTTCTGGTATTCAAAATGGGGACCTTGGCGCAACGGTACAAAATGGTATTAATGCTATGAATATTTTTACAGGCAGCAATACACAGCTTCAACAAACACCTGCCCTTGATTTGAGCAATATAGGTAATAGTATCCTCAAAGGACAAAATCCATTTAGTCCTGTGTTTGCTCCGACTAGCGCAACAGTACAACAAGGTATTGCTCGTGCTAGCGGCGGCAATGGTGTACTAAATCTTCTAGGACAATAAAATGGCTATCAACGGAAATTTACCTGGTCAAACCACTAATAATCCAAGTACTACAAATTACTTCAATAACTTTTATAATGCGGCTGTGGGTACTAGTCCATCGATTAACGATGCTGTAGTGGCCTTCTTCCAGCGTATTACAGGCAATGCAGATACTGGTAGAAATTTAGCTGCCTCAGTGATCTACACAGCTTTACAACAAAATCTAGATCCAATGACTATTGTTGATCAATTAAAAGCTCTAAACGATAAGCGAAATATAACTAATCCTATTAGTGAATATAGTCAAGAAACTAATCAAGGTTCACAGGATGACTATGTATTTGATCCTGAAACAGGTACATGGTCAACAGGTACTAAAAACTATGCTAAACCAGGACCTTCAACTCCTCCTGCGTTTGTAACTGAATTAGATGCTTATCTAACTATGCTGCTTAACCTTAACCGCGTGGGCACTAGCCTATTAGGTATTAGTAATAGTCCCCAAACTAGTCCTTACGTTTCGAGAATGATTCTAGCATAATGGCCAAATACGCTAACGGTAAATTTACAATTAAAAATGCAGAAAAATATATAGGTAAAAGAGTACCTACATATCGTAGTAGCTGGGAATTTGCATTTATGAATTTTTGTGACAATAACCCAGCGGTTACACAGTGGGCCAGTGAAAGCATACAAATTCCATATTTTAATCCTGTACTAGGTAAACAGACTATCTATGTTCCCGATTTTGTCATAGTATATCAAGACGCTAACAAAAGACAACATGTAGAAGTTGTTGAAATCAAACCGTTAACACAAACCACTATGGAAAGTGCTAAGACACTTAAAGACAAATACAGTGTAGCAATTAACATGGCCAAGTGGGCTGCAGCAGATGCTTGGTGTAAGGCTAATAATATGCGTTTCCGTGTAGTAACAGAACACGATATCTTTAAAAATCTCAAACGATAAAAATAGTATTAAATACAATACTATGACACAAAAACTATCAGAATTATTTAATTTACCACCTGCAGATGATGTAACTACAGACGCTGCAGAACATACCATTGAAGAAAATCGTGCGCTAATAGAAGAAACCGACTTAGCCATTGATAAGATTGATGCAGCATTACCATTTGTAGCAGACTTAGACACTAGCGATAAAGAGCTAGATGAGCTTGCTGATCTAGCCAAAGACAAATTTCAAGACCTGATAGACCTAGGTATGAACGTTGAAGCACGCTTTAGCGGGCATATTTTAGCCACAGCAGGTACATTATTAGGACATGCCATTACAGCTAAACAAGCTAAGTTAGATAAAAAACTACGTATGGTAGACCTACAACTTAAAAAAGCACGCTTAGACATGCAAATTGAACAGGCTAATAAGAAATCAGACGGTGATAAGATCATTGACGCTGAAGATGGCCAAGGTGTGGTATTAGACCGTAACGAATTACTTAAGCAAATACTTAACACGAAAACCTAGTGTTTTTGATAAATAACACTATATATGGATCTTATAATATGAAGAATTTTTTAAACTACCTTAGTGAATCACAAAAAATCTACGAATTCCGTATCAAAGTAGCTAATTGCGATCCAGCAGAAAAGATAGAGGGATTAAAAGTAGGTCTAGCTGGCTTTGATGTAGAAAGCATTGGTGCTATTAAACGTTTACCTATTAAAGAAGATGACATTGATTTTCCAAGCATAAAAAACTGTGAAATTTTCTTAATGGATGCTAGTCTTAAATATCCAGTTAACGATGTACAATTGCGTGAAATTGTTAGCGAACGTCTAGGATGTCCACTGGCTCAAGTTAGAGTAATTCCTAAAAATCATCCTGAAGAAATATGGCGCTGGAATGTAGATGGACAAAGCGAAATCAAAGAATTTGTTGAAGGTGATGCAGAGTTAGTTAAACCATATCCAGAAGCAAATGAAGATCAAAAAGCCGCTAGCAAGTTCTACAGTGAAGCAGGTACAATTCTTAAAGAATTAAATAAACCAGCTAAATTTGAAATTGCAGGTAATGATAAAACAATTGGTGGTGAAAAAGATCCATCATATGCTAAAACAACTAATAGTATTCCACAAGGCAAAGTAGA